AATAAAGGTGGTGGTGTTACTTGCAATGGCTAGAGCGATGTATAAAGAGTGGCTAGATAAGGATAAACTTGTACTTCTTAAAGGCTGGAAACGTGATGGCCTTACTGATGCGCAAATAGCTCAAAATCTCTATAAACAATGCCGTCACCTGTAACCCATTGACCAAGTATTGAACGATCATAAAACATTCCTCTTGGCGTAGCAGCCTTTAGAGTTTCAACATAATCTTTGGAAAAGAAAAGTGTTATCGTCAATTGTAAAGCTGAACGCCTTAATCCGTGCCTTAGGATCATGATTATCAATGTAATCTGTCTTAAGCCAGTGGGTGGGAGTAGACGGATTTGTATCGCAAATAATCCTTGCTGATCCAACAGAACAACGCTGCACTATTTCCTGAAAAACTTCGTGCGTTGCTAAACTTGCTTCGTTTATATAAGCACCGTAAGAAGTCATACCACGAATAGCACCAATACCACGAACTGATCCTGTATAAGCTGGCACTATATCAATGCCAAAGAGATGATAATGCCCATGCCGATCAGTATTCATTACTATGCCGAATTGATTTTCAATTGATGAGATAACGTTGGTATAGATTGAGTTAGAACTATATCCTGCAAGAATGTATTGCGGGTGTGGTTCTTTTTCTCTTTCAGCAAGCTTTTTAATTCGTTTCAATTCAAGTAAGAAAAGATAGTTGTCTATCACCGTCTTGCCAGCACGAACAGCACCATTTAAGATTAAGTACTTCCAATCATCATTAAGGTAGGACTGCAGCACCTCAATCTGTTTCTTCGTTAGTAGATTTATCAGCGCCAACTTTTCCTGCCTCCTCAATTAGTTTGTTCAATACCTGATCTAGTTGTTCGTTGTCTTCTGTTCCAAGTCGTTCAGCCACAATTGCTTTAGCTTCTTTAATTCGAGCGTCAGCTTTAGCTTTTCTGATGTTAGCTAAAACCAGTTCACGCTCTTCCTTAGATAACTGGCTATCGTTGTACTTATCTCGCCAATTATTTTTCAGAAAGAAAATCATTGCTGTAGTGTTACCTGATAAGGCTTTTTTTCAGCAATGCGTTCTCAACTATGATATTAATTTCTTCACGACCTTTTTTTAACGCCTGCCCAATCTGTATATGCTCACGTTTCCATTTGTTTAGGGTATTAATACTAATTCCCATATTATGAGCTATTTGCGCATCAGTAAGGCCATCACGTTTCCAGCCTTTAAGAAGTACAAGTTTATCCTTATCTAGCCACTCTTTATACATCGCTCTAGCCATTGCAAGTAACACCACCACCTTTATTGCAAAATAAAAGGCTACTCTCTCGAGTAACCTAATTTAAAGTTTTGAAATTACACAATCAGATAAATCTATCAGTTAACTAATAGCGAAATGTGGAATCGAACCACCCCGCAGCCGTTTTCACGACCCGCTCTAACCATTTAAGCTATATCGCTACCCTTTTCATGAATCGTGGAGGTGATCAGCCTCCTATGGCAACTGATGGGATCGAACCACCGCTAACTTGGTACTTCACACCAATGCTCTACCAACTGAGCTAAGTTGCCATGATGCTCTGTTAGGTACAGAGCTAAACCAGATGCAATTCTGTAAATTAAAATCAGACAAACAAAATATATTCGTGATCTGAATAATATTATTTTTACGCCTGCTTTCCGACAGGCAATGGGCAGGCGAGGAGTTGAACCTCACTAGATATTTATGAAAGAAGATTGCCTTCTTTCTAATTCCAAATTGTGTTCCGTTCTACCCACGGCATCTGTTGCGGTCCACTGCGAACAGATAACCAGCTCTTAGCTTCACGCTCGCCTCGAAACCGTTGAGGGTCATGGCATGGAGATGTTGTGCCTAGGCGAAAAAACTATTATATATAATAATCAAATGACTACCTAATGCCTAGGCTAATGAATAATCAGGATTCGAACCTGATTACTCGTGTCAAAAAAAGTAATTTTTAGGATTAAGAAACGAAAAAATATTTTGTTAGGGAATATTTAGCCTGATAAACAGGCTATAACCGCCAGCCGAATTGAACGACTGCTAACGCCTACCAAGGACGGTCAGTCAATTTGTACTTACACAAATAGATCATCTATTAATTCTAAAAAGGAGCATTTTCTTAAGTTAGAAGAACTGCACTCATAGCATCGTTGAGGTGTTGTCGAAAGATCATACCACCTAATCTTTCGACAGTACTAATTTACCATGATTTCAGTCTGATAAGTGTCCGGAAACTGTACGATAATCGTACGATTTACTTTTTTCTGGAGCTTTCTTTTTAGGTTTTTCTTCTTCCTTTTCAATAATTAAATTAGGTATGTCTAAGCAACCATTCTTGGTCTTTTTAGACTTCAGCAACTCCGCAAATTCGCATAATGCTGCTTTACGCTTTGAATAATACTGGCTGTTAGAGTAACCCACAATAGATTGTATCTTCCAGTCAGGCATCTTGTTGACAAACTTGTTAAGTAATATTTGCTGATATGGATACGTAGGGCTTTTCTGGCATAATAGAATGGTCTGATAAACGGTTGCTGCTCTTAATTCGTTGTGTTCTACTTGCTCCCATGCTTTTTCCAATTTGCGCTCTTGTGAGTTAGTTGCACTATTAGATGCTGGCATTCCTGTAAAGGGTTGACTTGATAAATCATCTAAACTAAGTGCAGCGCCCTTCACATATTCTGGGAACGTGTATTTTAGAAATCCAATAACTCTGCTGGAAGTCCTATCCATATCAATATCAAGTCCTAAGTCTGTATTTTGATGTTCCACATTACCACTCCTAAACTAGCCCTCTAAGCCATAATCTCTATATTGTCTTACTTCCATTGCACGCAGATATCCTTCACGATATGCTATTTGTTTTAGCTCTCATAAGTCTTTTACTGTAAGTGCTGCAGTATCAAACTTATGTATAAGCTTTAAATCTTTATATGGTTCATCATGCGCTAAGTGATAGCGCCTATAATCATTATTCATTACTTATGTCCTCCACTTCTTGTAATACTCTTTTACTTATTTTTTCTGGAATTTAGCTCAATAGTTATGTACATATATAACTCGTTCATATCGTACCGATCTTGTAATTCAAAGGCATTAACGTCCTTTTTTTCATCAATATCTTTAATATTTGATTTCAGCATAGATTTAAATTTTTCTAGATCAGCCGTATTAAAGTTTTTGTAATTAAATCTATTAACTTCTCTGTCATATAGACGCATTGCTATGCTCCTTTGCCATATTTATCAATCCACTTCTTGTAATATTCTTTTACTTCTTTGTCATAGTCTACTGGTTTAAGTGACCCGTCTTCTTGTACGTGATACCATTCGCCCTTTTTGATATTTAAGATCACTCATAAGCAGAACACCACAAAACCGACAGCACCTAGGCACATTAACATGCTTGCAATGAATATCAATTCCGCACTATTCTTCATACTGTCTTAGCTCCCGAACCATAATTTCAATTTGTCATTACATCTTCTACACTAACTCCGACTATTTTTTTCTTGTTAAGCAATACCGCTCCATTTAAATCAGGAATCATAACGAAGTCATCGTCAATATGATCTTTAATATATTTAATTACTTCACTTGAACGCATATTTGAGCTGAGTGAATATTTCAATCCGTTATTCATATTTACGTAAATTAAACTAAAGCTATTCATTCTAATCACCCATATCTCTCTTAATTCTCACTTCAACTCTTGCACGCTTTGCATACCTCTTTTTGACTAACAAAGTTGTTACCTGCTTGTCGTCATGATAGACACCTCTCATAACTTCGACCATTTTGTGAAGTCGTTTATCACGTCTCATCTTCGGGTTCATGCCGTCCATGATGATCTTGCCCACGTTATCAGCATCAGGTTTCTTAGTAGGCAATTCTTGGTTAGCCAAACATAAAGCCTTACGCTTCTTGCTTAAACTCTTTGGAACTTCAAAATATGCTATGATTTTGACGTCTAACGGCTCGTCTTTATCAAATACGCCTTTGAAACTATTAATCGCTGTATACCTAACTAAATCCTCATATCGTGCCGTTTTAGCTGGCGTGTAAGTTACCGTTCTAGTAACTCTCGGTCTTGCCTTACCAATTGGCGGTCCTTCAATTGTAAAGTTAACTCTCATAAATTACCTATGTACAAAATCAATATCCCTAGCAGAACTAAGAATGCTGCTGCAAAAATCCAATCAGTCATAAATGAACCCCACCATAACTGCAACTTGTCTAATATCGTGAAGAATTGGATCTTGCAACCATTCTCGATACTTCTCGCTAACTGGCATATAGTCACTTACCGCTCCAAGTTCCCAGTCCTCTTTCAGGGCCTTTTCATCATCAATATCCAACAAAATTCTGAAAGCACCTTGAAAAGTTAAGCCGCCACGTTTCATTTCATCAGATAGCCAATCAATTCTTGCTTGAACAAAGTCTGGTAAAGGGAAGTTCTTTGCAGGTGGAGAACACTTCCCATCTACCACTCGCCAGCCATAAGCCCAACGATAACTTTCTTCAACACTATCTTTCTCTACTTTGAATTCTTTCATAGCTTCCTCCCACAGATAGGACAATAGTTGATTTTAATTTCATCAGTATCATCTTCGTAATAATCACCAACAATAAGTGACATAGATTTATCCGTATTAATATCCACTGTTGCTTCAACATAATTATCGTTAGCAAAATAGTGACATTCCAGCAGTACATAATGTTCTCTTCCAATTTCATTGTGACAATACTGACATTTTTCTTTCGTTGCCATTATTCCATATCCTCTTCTATAATTTCGTCTACTGCATCAGTTAGAGTGGTTAACTCGGTAAAGGACACGTCTCCTAACTTAGCTAATACATGGTTAACTAGATAACTAAAATGCTCACTGTCATCTAAGAACGGTGTTGACGTTATCTCTAAGCAAGCATCTAGTTTCTTTAACATAAATTTTTGTTGTTCATTCAGTTTCATCATTTTTTTCTCTGATTACTTTTCGCCATTCTTCTATCACTTCTTGAGAGATTTTTGTTTTTTAGTCAATTGCTAATCTCCTTCCGCATACTGGACAAAATCTAACTTTTTGAGAATATATTTCAAACCAATCTTTCAAAAGTGCTTCAGCTCCAACTGAATATGAATAAATGTAGAAGTCATATTTAGTTGCTCTATATAATCTAATTTCGCAGCTACCATAACCTTTGCCAATTATGTTTTTACCAAAACCATCTGAATCAAAATCACAGCAGGGACATTTTTCTCTAGTTGCTACTGTCATTCGATCACCAGCTTTGCGTTTACTTTTTCGACATAACGATATTCACTTCTAACAAACTGAATTTCTGTGTTGTATTTATCAAGATATGCTTTTTGTTTCTTTTTTCTAGTCATTTGTTAATTTATCCTCTGCTACAGAATCATCTTCTAAGTAAATTTCATATGTATCTTGCAAGCAACCTAGCAAATCCGGAATTGATTCTCCAACGACAGTGTCTGATTTATCTTTTAAAGATTTACCTGTAGCAAGTTCGATAGCATAGAAGTATTCATCTTCGACTTCAACTAGTTTTACTTCTTTCAAATCTGCTGACTTTTTATTTCTTAAAACTACATTGTTACCAAGTTTTGGCATTTTAAATCTCTTCATTGCTCAACCTCCAACTACTTCTTTAACCACGCCATGAAGTGCCTTAGCAACCTCACTGGCTTCTTTTTTATCTATGAAAATTGACTGAACAAATCCAGCTGAACGACCTGTCGTGTCTAAGATCTCAACCATGTACATATCAGAACGGAATACCAGCGATATTGCTTGCCATCTTCAACAATCTTTTCTAACTCGTGATTTTCTTCAAGCATTAAGTAATCTCCTCCTAATTGTTGATATCAATACCTAATAAATCAGCAATTTGTAAAAGAACATCGGTATTTGTCACTTTTAAATCTTTTAAATTCATCGTATGCGATTCGCCACCCTCTGTTACTGTCACACTAGTTGCTAAATCATTAATATCTAAAAGATAAGTTAATCCGTTTTTTACGTTTTCAATTTCGCTCATTTTTCTAACCTCACTAAACGTTTAAAGTTGATACCATAACTTTTTGATAAGTATCATCAAATTTACCTCTAAGAGCCTTGTTAATAATATGTTTCTGACCCTTAGGTGTTACCCATGTTTGAGAATATCCTCTGCCATCTCTAGTTAAGTTATGAGTAATTCTAAATAGTCCTCTTTTAACCATCTGAGTCATCGGCACGTTCCAACTATGATTGAAACTCGAAAGATATTTTTCTTCTCTAAGCAACTGGAATAGCTGATTTCTCCCAATTACAAAACCGTTTTGAGTTAAAATTTCAGCTAATTCGCCAACAGGAATTGCATGGTGGCTATACCTAATAGCCTTAGCAAAAACAACGTCATCAGCATCTCTAGCAATCTTTGCTGCTTGTTTTGCATTGGTGTCTTTAAGCTCTTTTTTCTCGGCTTCTAATGCCTTAACTCTATTGCCAATAGTTAACAAGAAATTGCCAAGCTCCTGAGGATCGCTCATCAATTGCATAGCCTTATTGTCAGTAATATATGCTCCATCTTCTCGAATTGCTGGAAGCACTTTGCTTGTTACCCAACGCTTAAACTTCTTTGCGCTTGGCAATTTACTAGAAAGAATTAAACTGTACATTCCAGACTCATTAATTACTACAGCTAGCTGACTTCTCCCCATGGAGTCACGAATCGTTACCCCATCTTTTTTGTCTTCATCGTCAACATGGTCTATCAGCGCTTTTCTTGTATTAGAATATCCGAGAATTGTCGCTACATCTTTTCCAACAAACCACGGTTCATTGTTGATTTTTAAAACTCTAATTTGATTTTTTTCAAAATCGAATAGCTGTAATTCGTTATTCATCTTCATCGTCCTCATCTTCTCCTAGTACAGTTTTCAAACTAGGAAACAAGTCGATGTCTTCTGGAGCAACCCCTAATTCTTCTTGAAGGAACATAACTACATTCTTCCTTGTTTCATCTAGTTCTTTGTTCACTTTGTCTTCTTTACCTAACTTGTTAAATACACTAGCAATAGCTAAGTCATCAACTGCTTCTAGTAAAGAACCAAATTTGATATCTCTAACTGCTTTAGTTCTAAGTTCCAAAGCTTTTGCTGTTTGTTTTAAACATTTAATGCAATCTTCTTTATCAATATCTGCAAACATATGGCTAAAAGAAGCTGTATCAAATCCTACCCACCATTCGCCATCTATGTGCAAATTACCTGCATAGGTAACTCCGCCAATAAATTCTTTAAATTCGTATAACTGGTTGAAATAATCTTCATTGCCCATATTTACCTGATCTAGCCAAATGCGTGGATCGGTGTGATGTAGTTGAATATAACCAGTAAAGTACTTGCCCCAAGGCATATTCATCTCACAAACCATAATTCTTCTGTCATATACGACTTCGTTGTAAACTACATTTTTCATAATTATTTCTCCGTCATATCTGAATTAATTAATAGCTGCCCAATCTTTGACCAGTTAAACTCTGGACGTGTTTGTGGGTATTCTTGGCTGAGCATATCCGTGATACGCTCATATGCTTCTTGTTCTTCTGCGTTCAGATCATCAATAGTTAGTGTCGATCTGTCTTTAGAAATGCCTAGTAAGTAGTCAACGGGTACGTTGAAAAAGTCGGCTAGCTTTTTCCAAGTCTCTAATTTTGGTTCACGTTTATTAGTTTCATACTGGCTTAATGTGCTATTGCGCATTCCTACTTTTTCTCCTAACTCTCTAAGAGTTAGATTTTTTTTGTTTCTTAATTCTTTAAGTCTGTTTTGCATAGTGGTTACCTTCCATACTCCCTAAAAATTGCGTTACGTTCCTCTGGTGTCATCTGCGGTACTGTTTGCAACTGTTGTTGAAGTTGTTGCTGAACCTGTCTCCAATCAGTAGCCTTTCGAACTGGCTTAGCTCCATAATTTGGCTGTGAAATATTAACTGGCTCTTTTTGATTTAAATAAAATTCAAACTTTGTTCCAAATAGAGTTGAAGGTCTAAGATACTGGAACATTCTTTTGTCGTCGAGCCACTCATCACATTTTTTATCGATTACGTATTTAAAGTCATCTTCAGTAAATCCTTCTTTGAAGCGTGCTTTAATATTTTTTCTAGTTTTTTCAGAAGTTGCTCGATAGTGAAAATTGGTTTTTTGATTTAAGTAATCGACAATTTGCTCGTAAGGTATTTTCTGAGATTTTTGTTTTTCTGGTTCAGGGTCGGAGTTCGGTTCAGAACTCGACAATTTATCTATATCTTCTTCTGTTCTATTAATTGTTTTATTATATTGTTCTATTTGGGTAACATCAGTGTTACCCCCCTCATAACATGAGTGATAAGGGGTATTTAACATAGATGTTATGGGGGTATTAACATCAGTGTTACCCTCCCCCTTAACATCAGTGTTAGTAGGTATTGGAAGTAATTCTATTTTTCTTCCCTTTACTGCTCCAGATTTTTCATCTTTGACTATTGTTGTTTTTATGTAATTTAATTTTTCAAGCTCTCTGACACATCTAATTACAGTTTGTGGAGTGCATCTTAAGCGCTTTGCCAAAGCCTTGTTACTCATATAGAAGCTGCCTGTAACATTAATCATTGAAAGAACTTCTCCATATAGCAATATCGTTTTATCGCTTTTAATTCGTTCATCATGGGCTACACTTGCAGGAATATTAAGAAATAATCTACTTCCAGTAAATTCTTCTGCCATGTTTGTACTCGCTTTCTAAGAAATTGCATCTTCAATTGCTTTTTCAACTTCTGGATCTTTGGCGTAGTCAGGAATGCCATTAGCTTGTTTTTTCTTGTTAGCAGCTATAGCCATTTCAGTGAACTGTCTTACTGCTTCGCCATCGGCTGAATTTTCCTTGAGCTTTTCATGCCACCACTCAATCGGAACACTTGTCTTAGCGTCAAGTCCCATCTTCTTTTGCTTATCGCATTCGGTGTAGATGGTGACTAAGAACTTCTTTTCTCCGTTATAGTCAGCTTGATACCCGTACAGTTGATCTTTAGTCATTTTCTTCGGCTTGCTCAGCGTTGCTTGTCGCCTTGCTGGTTTTTGTGCAGGCTTAGGGACTGTCTGTTTCCGTTGGGGTTGTTCAGGTAAATCTTCCCCCGCATAAACATCTAAGCCTAATCCTGCAAATGCTAAGGCTTTAACTAAGCAACGCATTTGAGTTTTATTGATTTCAAAATAAGTCGGTTTAGCTATAACTTTATTTCGATAATCCATTACATAAAGTTTGGAACTATAGCTTTGATCTTCTATAGTTACTGTTACTTCTACCTCAGTTCCTGCTATAGTTTGTCTATAATCTACATTCCTGCCAGTTGCTAGCCAGCTCTCTTTAGTAAGAACATATTCAGGAAATTCTTTGATCTGATATGTAGCATCAGGATATAGGCTCTTAACCAAGCCCCAAGCTTTAGCCCAGCTTAGGTAATTTATGTTTCCTTTCTTTTCTAAAAGTGGCTTTACATCAACCTTTGCTAAGGTTTCATATACTGATTTTTTCTTGTCGGTCATAGTGGTTACTCCTTAGGTTTCTGTGATAATGCTTGCTTCATCACGTCTTGACGTGCGTCTTCTGCAATTTCTCGTAAGAAATTGATCTCTGCTCCTAAAGTTCCTCCGGGGAAACTATCATCAATTTTCGGCTTCAACTTATTGATCCAGTTAATACCTTGCTGATATGATCCTTGAGTTAAAGCTTCAGCAGCTATCTTCTTTCTCCAATCGCTAGCTTCTTTTTCCAGTTTGTATTGCCAAGTCATGTACTCTTTTTCAAATCCGGCATGTTTAGAGGTCATCAGCAGTTACCCTCCATTCCATCAAAGAAGTCTAAGACATCGTCTTTCCAAATATCATCGTATTGATCAACAGTGGCTAAGTATTCGATCAATTCTTTCTTGTCCCAGCCTGTACGACTGATATAGTTATCAATTCCTAGGCTGAAAATTTGAGTTGTTACGAAATGTTTGAAGCTCAAATAATCGCAATCACTATCGCCGATAGTAACTAAGTTCCAGCCTTCAAATGCTGAACTAATGCCTTGATCTGCTAGTCTTCTTTGTTCTTCTTTCAAACGCTGCTCCCTAAAAGTTGCAGCCTGCGCTGGTGTCATGATCTCAATCATTGTGGTATAATCTCCTTAGAAATTAATTTTGATATACTATTTTCTTAGTCGTTACTGATTGCAGTCGGTAACGGCTTTTTTTGTTGCATTAACGCAATTTTGAATTGCTTTTCGTATTCGTCAGCTACTAGCGGTGACTTATCTTTTCTTGCAAAAAATGCGTTGCTATTGCTGATTAATCTTGCTTCTAATGTCATCTTTTCCACCTCCCTTAAAGGAACATCTTCCAGAAGTAATAGCCCAACATGGTAATTACTATTAGCCCTGCTGCAATTATTTCTGAACATACAATTGCAACTAACCAATCTGTTTTATGCTTCATTCCAGTAATCTCCAATCGTTACTAACTCTGCAAGTGCTGCGTTAACTTGCTCTTGCTGTTCCTTAGTGCCTATCTTCTTAAACATATCCGCTAATTGGATAACACTTTCTAGGGTGTCACCTAGGTAAGCAATTACTGACAGTTTTCTTTCAACAACAATTTGACTATCTTTAATGCCAATTTGATATTCGGCATCTTTCTTCTGTGTGAATACTCCTCTTGATACCAATTGCCTAATTACATCAGCAGTCGTAACTTTTAACATCTTTTATCTCCCAAAATCTTTTTTAATACTTGCGTTCCAATCTATACGATGATAATTTTTTTCAATCCATTTCTTAGCATCTTTTCTAAAAATGATTGTTTTCTTACCGTTGTGTGGGTTAACTACAAAACCGCCATTTTCGAAATCAATTTCCTTTTCAAATCGATCAAAAATATATATTCTTACCCACTCTTGACCCTTACCTCCACAGTACTTTTTTCGGAACTCATCAATATTGATTGTTGCGCCCCCTGCTTCTTCCTTTTCCTTATCAAATAAAGCTTTGATAATTGGCTTAAAGATAACTATGAGAGCATCTTTATTAATTAGCTCAGGCATTTAATCACCTACTTAGTCGTCTGCATGTTCAAGTTCAAACTTGATTTGATCTTCTGTTTCTTTTGCTTTCTTCCTAAATCTTGTAACTTTTATTTAAAAAAATGGAAGGTGAAATATTTAAAGCATCTGCTACACCAAATGCAAATTCAGCTGTAAAACGTAATGTTCCATTTAAGTATCCAGTTAAATTTGATGGCGACATGTTCATCTTTTGAGCAAGATAACTCTTCTTAATTCCATGTTCTTTTAGATATTCATCTAAAATTTGTGCGCTGTTCTCTTTAGTAAGACTTGGCATGTTTTCCCTCCTTTCAGTTACAAATATCTTGTAACTTTATATTTATATAATACTACACATTTTTAAAAATGCAATACTTTTCTACACATTTTTTGTAAAAATATTTTAAAAATATAAAATTAAGTTACAATATACTTGTAATTTGATTTAGGAGGTCAAAAATATGACCGAATTTAGCGATAAACTTAAACAACTTAGAGAAAGCAAAGGATGGAGTAAAACCAATGTTGCTAAACATTTAGGCATTGGACTTTCAACCTATGCTAATTGGGAATACGGTATTAGTGAACCCGATATTCAAACCATCAATCAAATTGCTACTTTATATGATGTATCTAATGGATACTTGATGGGCAACAATAATGATGGTAATGAAGAAAATGAAACCAAATCTGTTGACTTAGAAAAAGACCCTGTAGTCCTTAGCTACGGTGGCCGTCCTGTTTCAGATGAAGATCTTGACGTTATCAAAGCCATTCTTGAAAGACATAAGAATGACGGAGGCGTTCACTACGAGTAATGCCTATGTATAATAATGATTTACTACTATATATATGTCATTTAATTGAGGATCATAACCTCGGCGTTATACTTTCTCGCTTAGATGACAGGCATTTTCGCTCTAGGTATCTTCCACAAAAAAAGCTCATTATTATTAATACAAATTGGTGGAATCCATCAGAAGTGCCATTTATGGCAGCTCACGAACTAGGACATTGCATAAATGGCGATACAGGTGTTATGTACTATGACCATGATTATAAATGGCAAGAACACGATGCTTTTAACAGAAATGATGATGCCTTCAAAGAAGATCAGGCTGATCTGTATGGCTTAAATCTTATTTGGGATTATGCTTCTTCCCAAGGCTATACTTGCGAAGACCCTGGAGAATTTATGTTACAGTTCGGCATTCCTGAGAGATTGAAAAATGTGGTTGCCAAAAAATTTGAAAGCAACAATGATCTACTATTTTAGGCGATTTTATGGACAAAAAGTAAAAGAGGAAAATAAAAATGAATAAAAAATGCTTAATTTGTGGAAATAAAACTAAAATAAAACGACTAAAACTAAAAGATGGTTATATCTGCCAATCTTGCATGAAAAAATCTGGTTGGGGTAGTTGGTTCTTTACTCAAACAGGAGCATTTAAGTGGGCTGGACAACATACTTTCAAACAGTTTGAAGAATTTACCAGATCTGGCAAAACATCAAAAGATGCAGCTCAAGAATATCTAAAGCTTAGAAATTTGGGAATTAAAACAGTCCCTGATTCAAACATTAGCCTTGAAGATGCCATGGCTGAAAGTGAAGTAGATAAAATTAATAAAATGGATACTTCAGATGAAGTTAAACGACAATTAATTGCTGCTAAAGTATTCGATTTAACTTTTGTAAAAAAAGAAATAAATTATCTCCCCAAAGTATTAGATGATACTGAAACAATCCAATATGCTTGCTCGGGTGTTCTTGATGGTCATACTTGGCTAGTTGTATGTACTAATGCTAGATTAATCTTCTTAAATCGCAATATGATTATCGGAATGGATCAAAAAGATATACCTCTATCAGTGATTAATGCTGTAACTTATACTAAACAGATCGTTTCTGGAACTATCTCAGTGACTAATGGAGCTAATGTAACAGCAATTGAAAAGATTAATTCTGTCGCAGCTCCAATTATGGCAAAAACTATTAGAGAAGAAATGACAAAAACAAAAGAACCTATTCAATCTCATATAATTGAACAAGGTCCAGATGTTCCTGATGAAATTAGAAAATATAAACAACTTTTAGATGATGAAATTATCACTCAAGAAGAATTTGATGCTAAGAAGAAGGAATTACTTAATCTTTAAACTAAACAGATGGAGAAACAAATGAAAAATTAGGGATCGTAGCATGCAATCCTACAACAGACAAAAAGAGGACTAAATATGGCTTATATCAAAAAAAGAGGTAAAACTTGGTCAGCTCAAATATCTTGGTACGTTAATGATAAAAGAGAGTACAAGACCAAAGGTGGATTTGCTACTAAACGTGATGCCCAAAAATGGGCTAATGAAATGGAAGTAGCAAAAGATGAAGAAAACATTTCTAATCAAGACCCTATATTTGCTGAATATTTTAAAACTTGGTATGAGACCTACAAAACTCCTGGAAAATCTGATAATACTAAACGGCGGTATAGGATTATTTATGATCTTTTATCAAAAAACTTTCCAAATATTAAAATCTCCAGAATTAATCGTTTAAAATATCAAAAATTCATGAATGATTATGGTGCAACCCATGCTAAGGATACAGTAAAAAAAACACATGGATCTATTCGTTCGTGTGCCAAAGACGCTATCAGTGAAGGCATAATTAGAAAAAATTTTACTGACCGCATAAATTTGATTTGGAATGAAGAAAAAACAAGAAAAATAGATTACTTAAATTTTGAACAAGTTCAACAACTAGTAAAATCACTAAAAGATAAAATTAATACTACTTATATCAGCCGATATATGCTTTTGACAATCATTTACACTGGCATGCGACCAGGAGAAATTAGAGTTCTCACATGGAATGATATTGATTTTAAAAACAAGCAAATTCATATTACTAAATCGTGGGATTATGATAAAAAGAAAATTGTAAACTATGATTCTGATGAAATTAATAAAAAAACTAAAAATCATTCCTCCACTAGAGTTATTGCTGTAGATCAAAAATTACTTGATATTCTTCTCCAATTAAAAAAGAATGGTACAATGCGTCTATTTATTGGACCAGATGGCACTATTCCAACTTCTAGTGCTGTCAACAAAGTACTAAGGAAGCAGCTTAAAAAGTTACATATTGAAAAAAGTGGCTTTCATTTTCACAGCCTTAGACATACTCATGTTGCTATGTTACTTTTTAAGGGAGTAGACTTATATTCAATCAGTAAAAGATTAGGTCATTCAAATATGAGTATCACGGCATCAACCTATGCCTATATGTTAGATGAATTAAAGCAAAAATCCGATAATCAAATTGTTGGAATTTTAGATGAAATTTAGAGCTTAGCGAGCGTTTGGCGAGCATAGCAAACAAAAAAGCCTGTAAGATCAATACTTACAGGCTTTTATTTATGGAGATGAGGGGAGATTTATATGATTTTTATTGATTTTTAACGATGTTCAGTATTTGAAAACACTAAAAATAATGTTCTCTCCCATTCTATGTTTTTAAACTTGGCGAACATTTTAGCGAGCATTTACCAAATTTCTCTACCTACTGGCTTTCCTCAGTCTATCTCCTTAGATTGATTAGGATGTTCCTTTTCCCATTTTTCCCAATACGCTTCATAATCAAATCCTTCAAACCGTTGGGCTAATTTAGTTTTGTTTTTCATGCTGGTTTTCTTCCTTTAAGTTTACTTTTCTTTCTATTATATATCTGGTTCTATACTTTTTAAAATACGCAAAAAAGCCACTCCAGAGAACTTAATCTCCAGAGTGGCTTTTAAAATGCATTTTAATTCGTTTCATTAATACTGATAAATTCAGAAACTTCAAAGGAACTTATCAAGCCTCATTCGGCTGATATAAAAATTATATCATACTATTTAAACGTACCCCACGGATCGTTACCTTGACGACATACTAAGAAACCGGGTTCTCCGTTAGCTCTTGGTTGTCTAATCCAGACATAACCACCGTGTCGACTGTAAGCGTCATACTTAACGCAATCGCCCTTGGTTACTGTGCCGATGATGTCACTAGTAGTACGTGCACCGTATCTAATATTGATTGTGCCGTTTGGATAGAACTTGCCTTCTTCCTTGTACCAAGTATCGCCAATATCATCAACCCAAGATTGTGGTGTTGATTGCTTAATAGTTGGTTTAGATGGTTGGGCTACTGGCTTACCGTCAGTCTTAAGGTCAATTAGAGAGATGTTTCCGTCAACGTTTAATCCGCACCAATTATCAGTGAATTGCCAGATTGCTACGTTATCCATAGATGGGAAATATCCAAAGTCTGGGTTATCTTGACGTACACCACTATCGTACTTATAAGATGCAATCCATAAGCAAGTACCATACTTAGAAGTGATTTTCTTCACGTCAACCTTATCAGTAAGAATGTACTTCCCAGAGTATAGAAATGGTTTGTACCCTGCACTTGCTACTACGTCCATGAAAGCAAGGATAGCGTCAGCACTAGCACTCTTTCCTTGATTCGTGCTGTTGCCGCTACCCTCTTCATAGTCACAAGCTAAGTAAGAACCTGGAGCAATACCGGCTTGCTTGGCTGAATTAACCGCATAATTACCCTCTAACACTGCTTGACTACGGTTTGCACTAAAGTGTGCATAGTGATAGCCAGCTGACATCATGCCATTAGCATTTGCACTATTAACTTGTGCTGGTGCTTTAGGATTTTTGTAGTTCAGACCTTCTGATACTTTCACAATTGCATATTTAGCTCCAGCTGATGTCATAGCTGACAAGTTAGCTACTTGCCAATCAGATACATCTACACCATAACTTCTTGATTTAACTTCCATGATAACCTCCTACTTAACGTCTTTTAATTCTCCGACAATAGTGGTCTTAGGCTTATCTACTGTATCAGCAATAGCTTGCGCTTGTTTCATCGCAAGAACAGATTTTTCGACCATTCCTTTGACGAAACTCATAGTTGGGTGTGGTAGGTGTGCCATATCCAAAAGCAAGAACAAGCCTTGAACGACAAAGGTTAACTTGTCTTCGCCTTCCCCGCCCCTCTTTTCTGCTTGGTAGACAAGTGGACTTACAGACTGGGCAACAATCTTTTCGGCCTTTGCTAAAAGGTCGCCTTGTGCTGCTTTCTTATCGATTGCAATTTTGTGTTTAGCGTAGACAGAAACAACAATTACTGCTGTAACTGAGGTTACTACAAGAACTAAATCTAAGATATGTGAAAAGCTCATTATTTAGCCTCCTTTAAATCTTTTTCTGTTTTTTCGATCATTTTTGTTTGTCCTTTAATTTATCTTGTAAAGACTTGATTTCTTTCTTTAGATTGTCAACACTCATATCTGTTTCATCTGGTGGAGCGTCATGTTTAGCTTTAACCTGATAAAGAGTAGCGATTGCACCAATCAAGTATGCGATTGCTAATATCAGATTGCTTAGATCTTGCAAGCGTCCCACCCCCCCTATAAATAATGAGCAACAAGTAGGATTAGAATAAAAAGAATTGTCTCGCCAATAACGTTGGGACCCATTACCCAGTAGTTAGACATGATTACGTGTAGCAATGACAAGGTAGCAATAGAAAAGCTGATTGCGCCGCAGCACACTAAGAGCGTGGCTATAATTTTACGATTTTTTACTCTGAAAATTGTGCATAAAAAAAGCACTAGCCCCACTAGTACTATAAAAGTATCAATTCTGACGTCGTTTTCGATGTTTGACCAATCAGGCGGCCAGAAGAAATAATGTTGGTCATTATAGAGAAATATTCCAATACCTGCAATCCAGAGACTGATTAATGTTTGTAGAACTGTTAAGACTAATTTAAAAGGATCAGATCTAATTTTTTGATAATTTTCTCGCATGTTTATCACCTACTTTTAAATTCGATTTCTAGCATTGCAAATGCCAAGTTTCCATGGTGTTGGTGTTCAGTATGGAGGAGACTTTTTAATTTTTGCCTCATTGTTAGTTATTCCTCTAGGTGATTGATCCATCTATCCATCTGATTAGAACGTTGCGTAATAACGTGATGTAATTGTTCATAATTATTAGTATCGGCAGAAGGAATGTTCCACAATTCATGATCGTATTCAATGGCTTCTTCCGGAATTTCGGACATGTAGTTTTTAAATTGATTTAAAATTTGATCGGTTCTCCATACAGTTGAACGAAGATGTTGATATTGTCTCTTTATTTCTGGTTTAAACAACTTATATAAGCGTTCAAACAATTTGTTCCAACCTGCATTAGAAACATATTTACCGTCAGCGCTATCAGATCTCTCTGTTGAAAATCCCCAGTTTTCGTCTTGTGGGTTACCTTCAATTGCTCCAGTTACATTCTGTCCCCATGTTGAGTCCAAATCGTAAGCGATTGGGTAGAAATAGTTTCCGTTGTCCCAAGTCAAAAACAAAATCGATTTGGAGTAGTAGTCATATTCTCTACTCATTACGCCAAAAAGATAAATGTTGATTGCTGCGTTTAAGTCGATGTAATCAGAGATTTTATTCTTAAAATCATTATCAGTAGAATTATTTAAAAAATCTAACCATTTTGACCAATTGCTAATCAACTCAGGATCAGGAGTATCATGCAATTCGTCTGCATAAGCAACATTATCTAGCTTAGCACTGGATACACGAAGAAGTTGACTGGCGGGGGCTTTTTCGTTATTTAAAATCGATACAGCCGCTGCTTTACCACTATTTTCCATGCCAAAAATAATATCGTCTTTTTTCGTATTAAAGGAATAAAGCCCATTTGACATTCCGTTAAACTGCACTAAACCTGGAAAGCCTTCCATTTGTCCGTAACTTTGAGTGTACGATAATTTATCTTCAACTTCTGATTTTGCAAATTCTGTAACTGATGTAGCATTTGCCATTAAAGACGCATTTACTAAGTTCCTTGACTGAGTTGCATCTATCCAGTTTGCTTTCAGATTAAATTTATTGGTTTTAGCCCAATTTAATTTTAGTCTGATCTTAAATTTAGTTTGGCAATCTTCATCACTGAAAAGCTTAATCTTATAGTTCTTTTTAGGATATGCTCTAGAACTATCCCCTTGAATTGCAATTTGTGCGAACCCTCTGATTGTGGTTGATTCTCTATGGTATGTGAACGGTGCTTTAACCCATTTTTCTCCGACCGTGTCTTTAGAAATTTCAAAATTAAAATATGGTAAGTTTCCAAAAGTATCATTTTTATTGACAACGTCATTTAATGAATAAGGTAAAAGACTGCTGCCAAAATTCATTTGAGGACGGCATATTACCAGCACTCCAGTTCCTTGCATCGCAACAGAAAATGCTGCAGTTTCCGCATTAGTTGGTATTGCGATATTCTCTAGCTTGATTAGTACAGCTTTTCCGCCAGTATTAGTAGGAATTGCATTTGTAAATACAGCAGAGTCAATAACTGTATTGTTTGCATCTCTAAATAATAATTGAATTACTGATCCTGCGTTATTTAATGCGTTAGCCAAGACACCGCAAGAAATTCGCTTTTGTTTAGTCACGGGAATATTCGCTTGATAAAACGTCTTTGGGCTATTAGGAGCTGAAGTTAGATTAATGCCATACGCTTTTGAATTATTAATACTATGTTCAGTATCTAATTCCCACTCTGGGTCTTTAGTCCATGTTACTGCATTATTCTTTAAATCGGGATTAGTCAAAAGATTATCATGATCGGTTTTTTCGTTTGTTAAATCATTTAACGAATAAGGTAAAAGACTACTGCCGAAATTCATTTGCGGTTGACATATTATCAGTAATCCAGTTCCTTGCATCGCAACAGAAAATGCTGCAGTTTCCGCATTAGTTGGTATTGCGATATTCTCTAGCTTGATTTGCTTATAATCAGCATAAGTATCAGTAGGTAACTGCACCTTAAATACGGAAGAATTAATCACTGTACTGCTTGCGTCCCTAAATAACAACTGTACTTGCGCAAATTGCAAAGTATTAGTATTAACCTTTAGGCCGCAACTTAGAGTTGAATGTTTAGCCACAGAAATATTTTTTTGATAAAAAGTTTCCGGATTATCAGGTACAGTAGTTAAATAAATTCCGTACGCCATTGAGTTATTAATACTGTGTTCAGTATCTAATTCCCATTTTGGACTTGTTCGACCCCAGTTAGCTGCACTATTTTTGAAATCTGGATTAGATAAGATATTATCAGTAATCTTATCGCTTATTTTCAAGTCGCTTATAGTATAGGGAGAAAGAGTGCTATCGAAATTAATTTGTGGTTGACAAAAAACAAGTAAACCATTGCAACCATTTTCCATAACTACAGAAAACGCTGCGGTTTCCGCATTATCTGGTATTGCAATATTCTCTAGCTTGATTTGCTTATAATCAGCATAAGTATCAGTAGGTAACTGCACCTTAAATACGGCAGAGTCAATAACTTCATTGCTTGCATCTCTAAATAGCAACTGTAATGCGCCTTGATTAAGACCCTTAGTGTTGACTTTAACTCCACAGCTTAAAACCGAACGCTTAGTCACAGAAATATCCTTTTGGAAGAATGAATGATTTTCGTCTTCTGCAGCGTTTTGTACTAAACATCCATAGGCCATAGAATTGCCAATAGTATGAGCAGGATCAACATCCCATTTTGAGTCCCTAGTCCAATTATACGCATCGTTTTTCAGATCGGGATTGATTAGGACATTATCGTGATCGCCACTATATAAATCTTGCTTTAGTTGCGGTGCGATACCAGCATAGCTAAAATCGCCTAAATCTACCCATTTTGAATTGATATATAACCATTTATGCTGATTATCAGAGGTGACACATAGGTTCTGTGTTCCATTAGGATTAGCAGCAATCATACTATTATAGTTTTCATAATAATCAGGCGTAGTATTCATTTGACTTAAACGGGTACCAATTTCATTAGATAATCTGTCAAATTCAGGCCTGGTTACAACATTATTAGCCTGAATATTAGCGTTAAGCCCTTTAACCGTTGTAGACAAAGCATCTAGACTTGCATTATTAGTGTGTAACGCATTTTGCACTTGGACGACATCATTTTGATACTTTTGATATAAATCGTCAATAGCTTGTTCTCCGTCAATTTTATATTGATTTTTAAGGTTTTCTAATTCTCCCACATAGTACTTAACCGTCTCGCCAACTCGTAAGTCATTGCCAAGGACTTCAAAAATGATGTTAACGCTAGTAAGTACGTTACCATTGCCATCTTTTAAGCCAAAGTGACCTTTGAAGATACCTTCTTGAGGAAACATTTGATCTTCTAAGATATAGTCGATGAAACCACCATCGTGAGCATTCGCAGTCGAGCCTTGCCATTCACGATAGCTAGCATCCGGAGCCATGATTACTTCGCCATTATCATCAGTGCTGAATTTACCAATTAAGCCTCTGATAAAAGGAATAAATCCATGAACGTTCATTACACGTCCTTGGTCATACCACTTGAATGGTAAAACTTTACCATTATCTCCTACACGGGTTTTGAAAAAGTTGCTGATGCGTACATACTGACCGCCTTCCTTAGCAATGTCTGCTGGGAAGTAATACGGTACGCCATTATTGTTGATTGAATTAGTCAAAATTTACCTCCTCTGCTTTTACACTGTTGTCGTTAGTATTCTGATTATCAATTGGAACTGCTCCATCGCCAAAAACAGCGGTGTTGAGCTTATCCATCTCATTTTTAATAGTAGAAACATCACTCTTAATTGTGTCTACTTTCTGGGCTTGTGTCATACAGTACTCCAAGCCTTGTGCCATAGCTTCACGGACATCAACGCCAAATTTTTTGTGGCGTATAGCGTCCGCAATTTGTTGCGGAGTCAATTTTTGACCATCTATATGACTATTGTCAAAATAATTAGCCATCGCTTTCTCCTTTCTGTTCTAATTTTTTCAATCTGTTTCCTAATTGTTCTCCTAAAGCTTTAAGTTGTTCAACTGTCGCATACTTAACTGGCAAATCTTCATCTAAAAACTTCTTGATTTTAGCATAGTCTGTTAAGTGCTTATCTAGCTCGTCTTTGATCTTTTGAGCATTAAAATTACTCTGCTCAGACACTCGGTTAATACTTTGATTCGTCTGATTATTGTTGCTCTCAGCACTCAAAGCACCAGATGAAAGATTAGCAATGGTCAAAGATTGTTGGACTAGAGTTTTTTGAATTGATTGAAAACGAGCGTTAATCTTTTTGCCATCTTCAATCTGGTAATCTGTCAAACTCTTAACAACATCAGCAATCTTTAAGCTGCTGTTTCTTTCGTGTGCAAAATCAATATCTTTCTCGACAACTTGAAGTAATTGAGCTGTCTTAGATACTTGCGGATTAATGAACTGATACGAATCTCCAACCTTAAAACGATCAAATTCAGGCAATTCAAGCGCTGAAACCTCAAACGAGTTCTTAGTGACATGCTGCTTTTCATTAGCCAGCCACTTCTCACCCATCTGCTTAATCTGTGCTGGATCTTGCAAGTCATCAAAAATCTGCGTTCCTTCGATCACACCAAATTGCCGTATTAAATCAGCATCTTCGATATAATCCTTACCGCCATTAACACTAGAGATGTTAAAACGCGGCTGTGGGCTTTCATCTTCATAAGTGGTGCTAGTGCTATCTTTATCGCCTTTCTGACCGCTCTCTTTAATTAACTTCAAAGGATCTAGCCAAGCCCAGTTAGGGTCAAAGGAATGACCTTTTGTGTAACCCTCATACCAAGATTTTTTCGTAACCCCGATATGGACGTGACTAGTATCACGGATACCAATTACATCGCCAGTCTTAATCGTTTGGCCTTGCGAAACTCTGATGTTTCCACGACTTGAAAAAGCTTCTTGATAGACAATGTCATATCCATCTCTTGAATGAGTAACTACATACCAACCTATATAACCGTCGCTGCTAATTCTGGTTACCGTTCCACCGTGAATTGCATGAACTTCACTGCCAGGGTGGTCAATTGATCCGAAATCTAGACCATCATGAAAATTATTAGTTCTGCCATTACCAGGATGTACTCCAAAAAGTTGTGCGTCCATGAAATGACCTTCGCCAACTGATGGAAACGGCCAACCCCATGTATTATGTGACGTTTTATGAACTGTAGTAGTACTTACTTCTTTAAGACGTGGATTACCGTTAGGCGACCAAGCATGATAGATTTGCCACTTGTCAACCTCTGCTTGCCAATCGTCCACATTGAATAAAGCTAAAAGTTGATCAAATCCGCCACGTAAATTGGTAAACGGCTTAACACAATATTTGTCAAAAGTACCCTGTATAAACTGTAATAAACCAGTACTTGGGTGACCAGCGGCTGCATTACTGTCCCAGTTATTAACAACAGTTTCTGAACCACCACTTTCGCCTTGGATCATGCGCTTAATCTTTTCAACGTACTCATCAGTTATGGTTACGCCCATAAGCTTAGCAGCATATCTAATAGCAGGACCCCAATCACCATTAACAGCATGAGTTGTGCCTGAAATAGGAACACCGTGTTCATCGACTGTATCATCATTGCCTAGCGTTGTTTTAGGCGCTGGCTGAACCTTACCGAGTGGAATTAATCGAGTGGTTATCCCAGTAGGATCTATCGTCTGTTTAGCAGATAGCATATTCTTACCAACAGCAATAGGAGTGTCCTCCTTGTGGGATACTCCTATTGCTTTGGTGTAATCAAGATAGTTAATCTGCTTGTCGTGGTCATATCGAACTCTGATATAACCACCACTCTTGTTAATCAGCTGGGCTGTGATTGCCTCCTTCGTAGTTGGATAATCAATCTGACGTTGAACAATACCATCTTTATCAGAATAATCGCACTTGCCTAATTGAAAATGCTTGTACTTATCATCAAGCTGGTCATTATGCACCTTAATTAACTTTTGCAAATACTGCTTGACACTTGACCCTGAGTCATTGTCAAAGCGTTGTATGCTATCTAACAGATAGGCGTCAATTGCTTCAAAAATATACTCACGAGTGAATCCACCATTAGAAGCCATTTCTTTAGTTGGCTTAATCGCACGTCCACGGAAGATAAGCTCATCATCTTCATAAACTTCAATGTGAGTGATAAGCGGTTCAACACGATCATAGAGAGGATTAAGCTGATTCACTGTAAGATCAAGATCATCAATATCTGTTAACTTTAGATTTAAAGAACCAGTTACTAAGTTCCTTGTTGCTAGGTTCTGGTCATACACGATAAAACCGTTCTTATCAGTTGGCTTATCATATGCCACAATCCTATATCCCACTAAGCCATCTCCTCTCGTTTAAACTGAAAGTGAACTATGCCATTACCTGAAACAATCAGGCTAGTTACTCCAACTGGCAGCATTATCGTTGCCTTAGTTGCTCCTGCTTGATCTAAACCAAGATTGATATTAGAACCAGTTACCTTAACCTTCCCTGTTACCGCAAAACTTAGTTCTACTGGCTTAGAGCCGTAATTATCAAGGTCAGCCTTAACAGAATTGCCGTTCACTTCAAAAGTGGTCCGTTGATCCTGCCAGTTATCAAAATTGATCTCGTCCCAGATATCACTGCCCTCATAACTTCTAGCAATTGCATAAGGATATGCCTTGAATTTAACTGTAGCTGTTAAAGTGCCATTACTTTCATCGTCAGAACACTCTACGCTTTCAGATTTTGCCGAAAAACAAAAGCCAGAATTAAAAGTATCATTAAGCTCTCTATATCCTGCTGCTTGCATGACTAGACGCTTGATTTCCTTTTCCTTGGCTTTTCTGTAAGAGTAATCATCATCAACTAAAAGAAGCTCATAAGTGATCTCACGGGCTTCGAAGAAACGTTGATTATCCAAATTAGAAAAGTCTTCCTCGCCTTGCGAGTAAGGGACAGAATAGGTTATCTCTTTCTCTTTTGGCGTTGGTGCATCCCTCTTGGTAAGCCACCAACCCTTGTCAGCCGAGTTGAAGTTAGCAAAAGCAAAGCCTTCATCAGGTAACATATAAAGATCAATGTCTGAATTCTTATCTAAATCATGAAAGTCGTACCTCTCTTGATATTGATGATTAAATTGAGAAAATAAATCTTTTATTTTGACCACCTGTCTTTCAAGTTAACCTTGCTGCCAATTGATTCGTCCATCTTCGGGGCTGTCTTGGCTACTAATGTACCATCATCAAGAATCATCGTATTATCCTTATTAGCAATCTTACGTAGCAATTCAGTATTAGTCTTCTGCAGTCCGCTTTCTTGCATGGTTACATTTTGGTTGTAATTACCGCCTTTGGCCATACTATTAAGTCGGTCGATTGATTCAGAATACTGCTGAGAATTGATTGCAGGAATAGATAACTGGTCATCATTCAAAGCATTTTGCGCTTTATCCATGATTCCAGTAACCTGATCTGAAATCACTCCAGCCATTCCAGAAACATTGTCTTGAACATCACTGAACCCATTAGTTAAACCGCCATTCAACCCAGACATGATAGCTAAACCAGCTGGGATCAATAACTGTTCATCGTAAGATAGTGGTCCTTTGTGTTCCTTGATCCAGCTACCGATACCGCCAACAAAACTCTTAACATTTTCCCAAGCTCGCTTTAAACCTCCAAGCAAAGAATCCATAATTGCCCGACCTTGAGCTCCTAAATCAACGTGCATTACCGATTTGATGAACTGAACATTATTATTGAAAATTCCTTTAATTGCGTTCCAAATTGAACTGAATACTCCCTTAACGGCATTCATTACTGTTCTAACAATAGATTGAACAGCACTAATCCCAATTTGAACAACTGACTTAATGCCATTCCATACAGTCTGAGCAACGCCTTTAATCGCATTCCATGCACCAGACCAGTCGCCACGAATTACAGCAGTAATCGCTCTAATAATACCAGCCACTGCATTAATAGCGGTTGAAATTACTGTAGTAATAATTTTCCAAACCGTACTTACAATTGTAGTAAGAATATTCCAACCAGCTGTGAATATGGTCTTGATGATATTCATTCCAGCTCTGATTACAGTTTGAATATTCTTAAACACAGCTGAAATGTAGTTTCTGATTGCATTCCAGACGGTTCTAGTTACAAGCAAAATTCCTTGCCATAATAAGTTAAAGAAAGCTTTGATTGGGGTCCAGATAGCTTTGATAACTGCAACTATCGTCTTAAAGATGACAACTAAACCTTGCCAAGTTACTTTTGCAGCTAGCACAATTCCTTGCCACAAAAGATTGAAAAATATCTTAATCGGATTCCAAATCGCCTTTGTCACAGTAACCATCGCTGTGAAAAGCACAGTTAATCCTTGCCAAGTTATCCTTGCTGCAGTAATAATTCCAGTCCACAATCCACTAAAGAACGTCTTTATTGGATTCCAAATTGCTTTGATTGTTGAAACAATTGAATTAAATGCCACAACAAGGCCTTGCCATATTGCCTTAGCAACGGTAACAATTCCAGTCCACAAAGTTCTAAAGAAATCTGCTAATGCACTAAATAGATTTTTAAGAGCAGCAATAATTGGTTTAACGCCATCGACTATACTTTGCCAAACGTTCTTAACTACAGTAATTAAACTTCGCCATATTGAAGCTATAGCGTTGATTAATGGACTAAAGAAAGAAACTAGTCCTTGCCAAATACCTTTAGCAACTGAAACTATTCCATTCCATAAGGTACTAAAGAAACTTGTAAGGCCATTCCAAACATTTTGAACTGTCGTTGCAATCTGAGAAAAGAATTGGGTTAAACCAGACCAAATGGATTTGGTTACCTGTACAATTCCTTGCCATAAATTACTAAAGAAACCTGCAATTCCGTTCCAAGCACCTTTTACTGCATTTACAGATGTATTGAAGGATTGAACTATAGCATTCCATACTGTTTGAGCTACCTGAACCAATGATTGCCACGCTTGTTTTAACCAACTGACAAAATTAGACCACATTTGTTGCCCAGTTTTTGTTTTAGTGAAAAATAGAGCTAACGCTGCAACAACAGCAACTATTCCCACTACTATCCATGTTATTGGATTAGCTAAAATTGCTGAGTTGAAAGCCCATTGCGCAATTGCCGCTAAATGAGAACTCTGTGCTAGAGTACCAAACGCTGCCTCAGCAGTTTTAGCTCCTGACGCCACCTGAACAATACCAGTACCTACTTTTATGAAATTACTAATTCCAGTAACTCCACCAGAGATAGTTCCTGCAATAGTTTTAGCATTTCTTAAAAATAGACCTACAGAAGTTGTTGCAGTGCCAATAGCTGGGCTTAAACCAATAAACCCGCGAATAAATTGAGCAGTTGCTGAATTTGAATCAGCAGCCCATTGGAGCATAGCATTAGCATTTCTAATTGACGCTCCATTAATGTCTTGAGCGGACTTCATAGATTTATTACGAAGCGATTCCCAGTTGCCGCCCAATTGTTCAATGCTTGATCCAACATTCTTCTGCATTTCTTCGGCTTGCTCTTTCAAAGAAGCATTAGCCTTTTTAGTAGAACCAGCTGCCTTTTCTTGTTCTCTTGCGTAAGCGTCCCAAGATACTTTAGCGTCATTTGTCTTATTTTTAACTGTGTCAAGCAGTGGGACAATGGCCTGCATACCGGCTGTTCCAAACATCGCCTTTAATTTTTGTGCCTTTTCATCAGGATTTAAACCATTTAAAGCCTGATTTAATTCAGATAAAATAGTTGGGAATTGTTTCATTTTACCTTGAGCATCGGTAAAGCTGATACCCAAGCTAGACATGGCATCTTTTGCAACTTTAGAAGGAGCCATCATTTGCAAAATAGCATGGTTCAAGTCCATAGAAGCTTGGGCTGCACTAAATCCTTTATTGGTTAACAGACCAATTGCTTCTGATGTTACTTGCAAACTCATGCCAGCTTGACCAGCTGAACCACCAATAGTAGCAAGCGCCTGTTGCATGTCTTCAACGCTAGCGTTTGACGCATTAGCAGTTTGAACTAATATAGCTGCTGCTTGTTGAGGGGAATCCAAAGATTTGCCCCAGATGTTCATTGCTTCTTGAACAACACCAGCAGTAGATTTAATGTCAGCGCCTGCAGCAGTAGCAGCTTGAGCAATCGCTGGGAATTGTTTCTTAATGTCTCCAATAGATGCACCATTACGAGCCATCTCAATCATGGCATCAGCACAATCTTGTGCAGATAATGGTAAGTCAGCACCCATTTTATTGGCTAAGTCATCAAGTTGACCAATATCTTTAGCTGTACCACCTGCAACAACTGCTGCTTGGTTTAAACTGGCTTCAAATTTACCAAAAGAATCAAGTGACTTGACACCCATTGCAGTAACTGCTGCACCTGCTGCAGTCATACCAGTACCAATATCTTCCATTGAGATTTTTGAACCTTCACTGAAAGATTTTGCTTTAGCTGCTGCTGCATCTAAACCAGAAGTAAATCCTTGGTCAATTGCTGAAAGAACGGCAACTATGCTAAATGATTCATTATTCATTGGTTGCCTCCTTTCTTGGGTGCAATTTTTGGTACTCCTTAATCCGCTTAATCATAATGTCTTGCTTACTCATATGATTTTGCTCAGATTTATTATTTAATGGTTTATAATCCGGTTCAAACGTACTCCTTACTTGATCAATTGCTCCCTGTTTATCAAAGAAATCACTAAAATCTGTAAAAACAGCATTACCGTCTTTGTCAAATGCTTGCGCATTTCGATTCATCCATGCTGACGTTGCTGAATCATACTGTTTTTCAACTTGCTTTAAGTTATATGCCTCCATTCGAAGTTCATATTCAGCAATGGTCATTGCATCTATGTCCTTTAGACTATGAAAACCTAAGTAAGCTAGAGAATTTAACCTAATTTCTCTAAATTCTTGTTCATAGCTTGTTCTTGTGCCTTTTTCATAGTCTTTAGAACGTTTTTTACCTGTGCCTTAGTAGCATTAGCAATTTCGATTTCTTTCAAGATACTGTCACAGAGTTTTTTAATATCTGCGTCAGTTTCTAAATAATGGTCAATATCAGTAGACGTTGGGCGCTCCTTGTTGATCCATGTAGCGTTTAAAAGAATTTCAGATAAACCAATTGGATCATATTGAGATAGTGATGCTACAGCTTGATTAATGCCCATTCCTTGGGATAAACCATTTCCGCTGATATTGTGATTTTGGTTCATTAAAAGAACCCAACGAATGCCAAAGTTTAAGTCATAGGTTTTACCATTAATTTTGATTTGCATTAATCGTGACCTCCTTGAGCAGTATGTGATTCACTAGAGCTATTTTTTTCAGTCGGTACAGTGTCATTACTTGGATCAGCATTATTCTCATAAGCTAAACCACCGCCATCAGTACCATCTTCCTTAGCTGTACCAGTAATTTGACCAATACCACGGAATGCATAAGCAAGCATGTCTTGATCGTAATCACTAAGAGTTAAGTATCCTCTTCGTGGAGTACCAATAACTTCCATCTTTGGGGAACGTTCAGCTGTTGAGTCAGCTTTAAAGCTAGGCTTATCTTCGGTAACCTTAGCTCTTGCATAAATAGCCCAGAATTGTCCTTTATTGTTAACTCTATCTAAATTAACTAGCCAATACTCGACAACCTCATCATTAAGTACTGCATCATAGAATTCGTCTGAAACTTTGTTGATACCTTCATAGAATGTTTGGTCAATTTCAGTTGTTAACCCTCCACTAGTTGAAATATTTCCAGACTTAGTAGTTGTTGATTTAGAATTACGCTTGAAAGAAATACTTGAATCTCCCTCAAGTGGAACAATTTCCGCTTTTTCTTTAGTTGCATTCTTTAGTAAACGAAAATATGACACCATTCGTTTACCAGCTAATGCTTGAACTTCTGCCATTTAAATTTTTCCTTTCGTATAAACAAATTCAAGTGTCAAAACACCGTGAAATAACCGAGTATTTGGAACGCTTGAATCGGGTAATATTCTTTTTTGAATATTTTTCAAGTTAAACGTGTAATGTTCGCTACTAACACGATTCACACACAACTTGTTCATCATCTGAGTAACTAGAAAGCGCATATCTTGGTCGCCCCAAACGTTAACTGTTTGAGTAATTGTGCCAGAATATGCATTTTTCAAATCATCAGAAACTAAATTCGTTTCTGCTATCTCAACAAACGGGTACTTAGTCCCGTCTCTTGGCAATGAGTCGTAAGTATCAAAACCTAACTCATTTTGTGCAAAAAAATAAAGCCTATCAAAAAGCTCTTCTTGTACATCTATCATTTTCTAACCAAATTCATTACATCTTTATAAAACTGTTGCTTAATTTTCTGAAATGCAGGATTAAGTGTAGGCTCTGCTTCCATGTATCTAGTCCCAAATTCAATATAAGGGAAGTAATAAGTTCCCGGAGCAACTGTGGCTTTCATTCCGTTGTCACTAATAGTTAGTGTTGTGCTGCGTCTAGTTGTACCTTTTGAGTAGCCTTTTACATAAGCGACCGTTTTAGTCATGCGCTTTTGGGCGTCTTCTTGAAGATTTGCCCCGTTTTTCATGACCACATTACGAATCTGCTTACCAGAATATTTTCTAGCATCAAGATCACTGATAAGAGCCTGTAATCCTTCGATTTTTACGTCAACCAACGTCTTCACCCACAATCACTGCATAACCTTTTTGAACACTTAACGAACTAATGAACCGATACTTTCGATCATCTCCATCAATCGTTAAGTAATCCCAATCAGTAGCTATTTTTTCTTTAAACCTAATTGTTTTAGAGCCTTGTTTAATTCCGCCCAATAGCTGGACTTGGTTCTTAAGTCCCAAATCAGTAACATTAGCAAAGAATGAATCAACAAAAATAGGTTCGTTATTGTGTTTGTGAGTTCTTGGATTGTACTTTTGGTCTGCATCTTTAAAGAAACTAACTATAGTGTCATATCTCATAAGGATTCACCCACATTCCTTGATTGAGACCATTATTGTCTTTGCGATACTGATTAATCTCGTCTTTGAAGTCATCAAAATCGTTTGAGTTAAAAGTAATGCTTTCTCCGTCTTGGCTATATGACGCCATACCTTCATTTCTAAGCCGATTAAACTTCTTTACTGCAACTGCACGCACAATATGTTCTAAAGGTTGTGGTAGGTCTTCCTGTATTGATAGAAGTAATTTAAGTGCATCACTCGCATCTTCTAAATAAATTTTTAATAGGTTATCGTACTCATCGCTTTTAAGTTGTAGAGCCGTTTTAACTTTTGAAAGTTGGTCATTCATTTAGACCACCTTCTTCTAGTGACCGCCATCTGCACCTTGTACAGGTTTAGGTGTTTCGATAGTTGAAGTTACAATTCCATCTGTACGTTCGGGCAAAATTAACCAACCACCAGATGCAATTGTTTGATAGCTTAATGATTCGTCAATTCGACTGTGAGTTACACCAATTAAACCAGTTTCATCTGTAGTCATATTGAATGCTCTGCCAGCATCTCCACGCATATCTACATAGTAGAAATTGATATTATTATCGACAGTCATTACAACTTTTCCAGCTGGAATAGAGGTGGTTAAGAATACGACATCTGCATTTAAAAAGTTTGTTAAGTACTTCAATCCGAAAGCTGTTTGAGTAGTAATTTGAACTTCGCCTAAGTAGCTATAAATATCATCAGGGTTAGCATAAACAATCGTTGTGCCTACGTTACTTACATCTTCAAATAAGCCAGTCAACTTACCTAGTCCTGTTGAGATAGCTCTTTGCAATCCCACTCCAGTTGTTGAGGTAGTTCCTTTGCCAGTTAAAGCACCAAAGAAATCTTTCTTGGCATTCTTTTGAGCAATAGACAAAATTTGAGCGTCAGTAAATGATACGGCTTGATCAAATCCGTCTTTTTGAATTGCTTCGAAAGAAGTGACTTTACGTAACTTATCAGTAAGTTTTAATTCGTATTGCGTATCCTTTGAGCGTTTAACTAGTGTTAATGGAATTACTTCGCCTTCGTCAACAGTACGACTAGACGCAGGTGTGTTTTCTTTTTTGTAGGTTTGAATTAGAGTTCCTGCACTCATTGGGTGCATTTGAACGTGTCCCATAGCCGAAAGTAAAGTACTTACATTGGTTGAAAATTGTTCAACAAAGTCGATTGAATGAGCGACTAACTTGTCACTTGTAACTGTGTTTGGATCTACTGTCATTTTTGTTCTCCTCTATTTGTAATCTTTTAAGTGTTCTTGGATCATGCGCACTCGTTTTACTGGATCGGAAATTTCTCTAACTTTCGAGCGATCAAAAGGTTTAGTATCACTGCCTGTGATTGATGGTGTTTCGCCTTTAAGAAACTCTTGCTTAGTTCTCTTAACAACTTCGTCATAGAAAGAACTAAGAGCTTTCATGTTCTCTGAAACCTTTTTTTCGTCAATTCCAGAGGGCACAACAAGCTTTAGAACCTCTTTAGGTACAATCACACCTGCTTGACTAAATTGTTGCGCTACAGTGTCCATTTGGTCTCTACGAACGAGTTGAGCTTTAAGACTGTCATTCTCTTTCTTGAACTCATTGAGTTCCTTATCGTCTGCACCGTCATCTTTTTCAGATTGGTTTTGAGAATTGAGTTTTTCAGTTAAAGTCTTAACCTGTTCTTTGAGCTTACTGTTTAAATCTTCTGACGCTTTTCGTTGACCAACTTCTCGATCAATACGTTTACGCATTTTCTCAATCTGTTTAGTAACTGATTGTTCTTCCTTGGCCTTTGGTTGAACTTCGTCCTTTACTTCTTCAGATACTTCTTCAGATTGAGTTTGATTTTCATTGTTTTCCATGTTTACCTCCTCGCATTTTAAGGCTTGGGAGCCTATATAACCTCGCATTTAACGTCTTGGGAGACAAACAAAAAAGAACAGTCAATTTAACTGTTCTTTACTTTCAATTCATTATTGATTTGGATTAAATAATCTCCATAATGAGCAATTTCAATATTGTTTTTTCCATAAACAAAAAACGCTTTTTGCATATTTTCTTCATTACTTAATATAATCTTATTTTCTGAAACTAATCTCCATGCCCAATCTGACCATGGTGTTCCAAACTTATATATCTTTTTCTTTTTCATTGTTTGAATTAATCAAATTACTTAAACCTTTAACGGCGATAGCTACTGACTTCAAGTCATATTCTTACTTTGTGTCACTCTTTGTAATACTTTCATCAACCCAATGAGCAGAAATAGAACACATACAGTTGGGATGCACTGGGATATCTGGTACATCTTTGGCTTTATAAACTCCATTTTCGTCATAACCGTTATCTTTATAGGCTATTTCACGGCATACTTTGCAGGCTGAACCCTCAGCAATCCATTTAACGTACTTATATCCAGTATCTATAATGGACCTTTTTTGAGCTTCAAACTGAACTCTAGCAGTTTCAGTTCTAGCCAATCTTTCAGCAGCATATTCTTGATTGCTTACCGTGGAAGACACCATTCCAGTTAGCCATTTTGCCATCTGTTGTGGAGATTCTCCTCGTATAACTGCACTAGATACTAATCCATCTAATTGACCTTTTAAACCGTCAATATCAGCCCAAATTCGCTTGGAAAAATTAGCACCAGCTATTTGACCTGCTATTTGTTCTTGAACTTCTTTTGAAGTCCACAGATTAGATTTAGCAGTAATTTCAAGGATACCAGCTTGCCGTTCTTTTTCTTTGATGTAGTCATTCCAGAGCTTATTAGTTAAACTTCCTTCTTGATCAACGCCTAACTCAACTAATCTAGCGCCAATCTTAGATTTAATAATCTCGTTACGATTAATTCGCATCGTTGCATTATAGATTTTCAAACGGTCGTTAACGTCCTTTGAAAAGTCTTTACGAGTAACGTGTTTTCCTTTAGCTCTCAACGCATTAGCTTTATCAACAGCTCGCTTAGCTAATGATTCATACTCTTTCATTGCATCAGCTTTGACCAGTTTACCCTCTGATAAGGCTAAATCAGCTTTAATTTGCTGATTTATATCAGAAATAGTCTGATTATACATACTAACTATATGTTGGTTGTATTTTTTCCATGTCTTTTTTAGCCGATTCTTGCCATGCTTTCTCGGCTTTAACACGATTATCCCAGTAGGCTTTACTCTGTTTCAGACTTGTCGTCATCATTATCACCAAAATTCAAATATCAGGCAATGATCCAGCAGCTTGTTGAGCATTTTTGATGTTTTCTTGCTTTTCTTCATTAATCTGTTTGATTTCTTCGTCAGGATCATTAACGAATGGCAATAATTTAAGTGCAGTTCTTTGAGAAACAAGTCCTTCGACATTCTTAGCTTCTGAAATTGCACCTGCAACATCTGTTGGCAAGTTTGGATAAAAATCAATAGATAGCTGATTCCATAAATCAGGATTATTGACTACTTGACCAACGGAAAAAAATAACTCGGAATAATTGTCTGAGTGATTTTTTAAATTTTCTGACTTGGTTTGCTGTTTTATTCTGTAATGATAAAAGCTTATATTGGAGTGCCACACCACTTTGATTACCTGCGAAAGCTTGATCGTTAAGATTAGGCACCATTGATACTTGATAAATAAGATCTTCCAATCGCTTTAAGTAATTCTCCTGCATACCGTCATTATCGGGTTTAGAAACAAATTCTAATTTTGGATTAGTTCCTGGAGTAACATCTGGCAAATATAAAAAGCGGTTATTGACAATATCAATGTCTGGCTTCTTAGTTTTGGGATTTATTGGAAATTTAATTCCGATTGCTGCTAGATAAGCATTATCAAAGTATTCGTTCTGATTAGCTTTTTGACTAAGAACTTTGTCATAAGCATTTAGTAACGTCTTGACTGGATCAAGGACACCTTGACGTTCCTCGTTTTCGTAGAACTCAACAGCTGGCACCATCTTATAAGGATTAACAGAATAATCATCAGATAATTCTAAATCATCGAAATCATAAACTTTGGTAGCATAATAAACTTTGCCTCTTGCTTGCCAATCCGATTCATTTTTATAGTACTCATACATCACAAAAGCTAACGGCTCTCTGTTAACCGTATTATCATAAATAATAAATGCTTTTGATGGACTTACATAAGTAAATTCAGTCTCAGCATTTTCATTTTGGTAAACATAGCCTATTGATCGACCATAAATACTAGTCTGTTTTCCTAATTCGTTAAGTTTGTCAAAGAATGATACATGATTTAACCAATTCTGCAGATTATCATTGTTATCGCCTTTCTCTAACGTGATCTTAGGTGCTATACCTAATGAATATCCATTATATGTGTCAACAATGTATTTAGCTAGATTAGCAACTAGTCGATTATCTGGACCAAACTCTTTGGGATCATTATATAAAATATCATGTTTACTTAGATACAACTTCATATTCTCACGATATTTCGGCTGCATATGGTCTGAGTTCCATTTAATGAACCCACTTAATTCTTCATTAGTTAATTCTTCGTTTTTAGGAAATAAGAAAGTTCCATTTCTCGTAACTAACCCTCTGCCTCTAACTATCTCCAACTTAATCACCGCCTTAAAAATAAATATTTTTGAAAACTTGATTGTCAACTTTTTTATGCTGATTAAAACAGCATATCTAAAAGAGTCCATAACGTTATCATGCTCTTTCTTCGGCACACCCTTGACTGGATCCCAAACATACTGATAAACGTCATCTAAAAAAGGCTTTGCACATGATTGCAAAACCCTAAATTTATTCAGTTTAATTATAGATGAGCAGTATTCAACTCCAGCCATAACCGATTTATCAGAGTTTCTAGCTTGAATACCTTGTTGCTGGAAATAAGATACATATTCTGGGCGTGCTGAATCACACCAAAAATTAATTCCATAACCATATTTTTCTTGAATTTGTTGCGCTATATCTACCCAATAGTCAATATACTTACCAGTTGAACTATAGATATCAAGTAAATACGTTATGTCTGTATCAGGATCATCGCCAAATACTGTAATAACATTCTCGTGTCCTTCTGCAAAACCCCAGTG